CCAATCAGATCGATAATTACATCGAGCGCCTGGCTTGTGGTCTTGAGCTTGTTCGGATCGATGAAGTTGGCGCCAAACAGATCCGCGAGTTCGCCTTTGCCGCGGCGAGCCTCCGACAATCGTTTGCCAAATGTCTCCAGCCCCGATGCCAATCCTTCGACTGACGCACCGGTTTGCTCTGCCTGGTATTGCAATTGCTGCAGACGATCGGTCGTAAGCCCAACCGCATCAGCGGTATCTTTTATGTCCGACAGTTCCTCGATGATGTCGCGGATTACACCCGGCACTCTCGCCAACTCGCGGACGACAAAGGCGGCGACAAACCTGTGTGCTGTGCGCGTTGCCACCGTCAGCGATTTATCCAGGCTGTTGATCGATTTGGAAGCGCCGCGGATCGCTCTGTCGGTCTGCTGCTGCAGACGCAGCATCGAGCGCTCATAGCTCTTGGTGTTCGCCTCGATCAGAACGACAAGGCGTTCCAAGTCAGCCATAGCGCGCCTTCAACTCCTCGAGTCTCTCGCGCGTCATGCCCTGCCCTTGTGCCTTGACGCCATGCGCCTCACGCCAGCCGTCGAGTGCATCGCAAAGATCGCGAATTGTCGCTGCATGGAATTGTGCCGGGCTCCATCCTAGGACGCCGTAGGCAACCTGTCGGTATCGCGGCCAGGGCGTTGCCCGTTCTTTAGCCTGGCCGCGCTGGCGTTTCCCCGTGCGCCCACCTTTGGCAAGCCGGCCGTCAGTGCCGCGAAGATCGCCTCGATGGCCGGCCCGATGGTTGGCCCCATCAACAGATCGTCAAGCTGCTCCTCGTTGCCCGATACACACAGTGACCGCAGCCCGATCAGCGTCATGTCGGAACTCTTGAGCAGCAGCTTTTCTTGCAGCTCAAGCAGTCCCGGAACCTTCAAGGCGCGCTCCAGATCGCCCATGCGGCTCATGGTGGCGAGTAGCCGGAATTCCTGGCCGCCCAGTTCAACCGTCACCTCGCCGGTCGCTTCGTTGATTGAGACTGACATCAGGGGGCCGGTGTCCAGACAAGCGTTTCGGAATCGGTCGGCCGCCACGTGCCGGAGAAGCCGAGCGGTTCTTCCATGGTGCCGTTATAGGCGTAGTCGTAGACCGCGAAGATGCCGACATAACTGCCGAAGCCAGGGATAATGACCTCGTAGGTCACCCGCCTTTGCAGACGCGCGTCATCGAGGATGATCCGGCCCGCCGCGTCATTGTCCGCAATGCCGCTGCCGGAGAATTCCAGCGTCTGCCGCCCCGGATAACTCGTTGCCACGATCGGCAGCGACGGATCATCGCAATTCGGCCGCGTCGTATCGATGTCGGCATTCGAGATCGAAAAAGTGCTTTCCGTCAGGCCGCATACAAAAACGCGCGTGCCGGTTCCATCCGCGACGGTGCTGCGCTTGATCACCAGCTCGCGGCCGTTCTGGATGGCCATGTTTCATTCCCCTTTCGTGAAAAAGAAAAGGCCCGCGCGAAACGCCGGCCTCCGGTTCAATCCGTCGATCGTTGTCCGATCAGTCGTGTTTTTTGTAGTGCTGCACGCGCACTGTCAGCGCGCCGTGCGAGGTGAGCGGATCGCCCTCCGCCACCGGCGTGAATCCGCGCACGATACAGAACGCAGAGTCGCGACCCTCGACATGCAACCGCTTGCCGTTCAACAAAGTGTGGATCTGGTCGCCGACCTGCTTGATCTGTTTCATGCCGCGCTGCCCGCCTTCCGCATTGCTGCGGTCCCAGATGTGCAGCGTCAGCAGTTCATCGATGCCGTCGATGCCGACGGCATCGATGTTGGTCGCCTCGGTGGCGCCGATCGCCACGAATGGAAACTGCACATTCACCGGCGCCGCGCTTTCGTCATGCACGCGGCCCGCCGTGATCCCGGCCAGCTTCAGAGCGTCATAGATGGCGACCTGCAGATCCCACGAGCCGATCACGTCGCAGCCACTTGCTTGAGTGCCTTGTTGGCGGCGCGCGTCACCCGGCTGCGATGCCGTTTCGCGCCGATCCGATAGGCCGTGAAAAAGAACGGCTGCCGCGGCGTATCGCTGGTGCCCCACTCGACGCCGAGTGCGTAATCATAAGAACCGCTGCTGCCGCGTGCCGCCTTCGTCGTTGCTGGCCCGCCCGCCGACACTCGCCAGGCCCCTGTCGCGGTCCCCGCCGGCGCCGCTCCAATCGAGTTGCGCAGCGTTCCGGTCCGCACCGGCGCCAGGCCGCGCGCCGTCGCCGCCATCTCCTGCGCAGTAACGCCGTTGGCCTCCGCCATCGCCTGCTGCACGGCCGGCGCGAGCTGCTTCAGCTTCCTTGCGAGCTTATCTTTGTTCCGCACTTTGACGGTCACGCTCATCGGCGGATCACTGTCGGCGGATAGGGGTAGGGCGTCTGAACTACGACAGGTTCCATGAAACTGAAGCGTGCTGTGCACGCCGGCAGAAGCAGCAGCGCCGAGAGCAGAATCACCCGCGCCACTCGTCGAACTCTCTGACGACAAAGGCGACGAGCAGCGCCACGGACGCCCAGGTCAGCACCAGGACATAGAGCGCGAACATCGGCACTAAGTTGCCACTCCCTTTTCGACCACCATTTCTAACCGGATGCGGCGCCCGTCAGGATCGATCGACGAGCGGATATTGTAAGGCTCGTCGTCGATCAGCACGCGATCGCCGGGCAGAATACTGGCAGCACCTTCCGACCAACGCACGTGCAGGACACCGGGCACTTGCTCAGCGATGCGTCCTGCCTCGATCACCTCACCGCCGCGTTGCGGCCGGAAGTCTGCCCACAGCTCCACATCCTCGCCCCAGGTGACGGCAAAGCCGCCGCCGATGTCCGGCGACGGGTTGGCGCGCTGGAAGCGCACGCGCTTGCGCAGCCGGCCGGCCTGCATGGTTCAGAGCGCGCCGCCCGGCGCCTGGATGTCGATGTCGAGCACCGTCGTCGAAGTGGACATTCCGAGCAGGCATGGATACTCGCCAGAGGCTGCCGGCAGATCCGCAATTGGACAGATCCCCCCTGGGCTATCGCCGAGATAGTATGCGGTGTTTGCCGTCATGGTGCCGCCGATCGTCACCGGCCCGGCCTTGGCGATCGTCAGCGGCTGGTTGAGCGATCCGCCGTTCAGGGCAATGCCGCGCGCCAAGCGCACTTCCGCCGTCACCGAGTTATTGTCGGCGAGCTTGTAGCGATTGGTGGCGGCCTCGAGATAGACCACCTTGCCGGCAGCGATCGTTTCGCCGGCCCAGCCGTTCTCGATGATAGCACTGCTCGCCGGAACGACGCTGCCCGGCGTGATGACGATGTCGGTCATGTGGAATTCCTCTCTAGAGGTAGATGCGCCGGTAAGGCGCGACGAGGTTGTAGACGCCGATCGGGATCTCGCTCAGCGTCGTCGGCGTCACCGCCTCGCGGTTTTCAAACAAGTGGCCGGTGAGCAGCAGCACCGCATGTCTGAGCGGCGCCGGGATCAGCGCATTGCCGACGCGGAACTGCACCGTCACGACATTGATCGCCGAGAGCGTGGCCGGCCACGCATAGCCGGCCACCGGGACCACCCAGCCGTCACGGCTGACATTATCAACCACGTAATCCGCCGCGCTCACACTCTGCGCCAAGCCATCCGCATCGACATAGGTGACACTCACCACATCGACGAGCGGCGACAGCGGTATGAGAATCGGCCCGCAGGGGAAGGCGTCAAGATAGAGCTCGTAGGTCTGCACGCCGAGCGTGCCGCCGGCGAGGATGCCATATTCCGCGTCGAGGTGTTGCGTGGCTGCCTCGACATAGCTTTCCACCAGCGCCCGCTCTGTCTCGTCATCAATGCGAAGATGCGCTGCCACCTCGCCCCAGGTGACGATAGGATCGGCTGCAGTGATCAGCTTCAATGCCGGCATGGACACCGGCATTGCTTCGCCCGCCGGCCAGGTCATTGCCACCATTGCCATCCTCGCGCTTGCATATTTGCCGGTCGCAGCGCTCCACCGACATTCGGCGCCCGCGTCCAGCATCCGACGTTAGGCGGCCGCGCCTCACATGGCGTGTCACGGAACCAGGTCGGCAACCGGCCCTCGAGCGGGTCGTCAAACCCTATGTCGAAGCTGTCATCGAAGCTGGTATCGTAGGCGCCGTTTCCAATGATTGTCTGCGCTGCGATTCCGACCGTGCCTTTGTATTCGAGATCCTGCGCCTCGCTGCTGTCACGGATGGCGAAGTCGCTCGTCAGCGACAGGACGACTATCTCCGTCATGGCGTGTCAGAGCGTCCCCGAGGCCGAGAGGTAGTAAGCTGTGCCGTCGAAAACGAACTCGGCCCAGGTATTCACCGCCATCGCCTTCAGCGGCCCTGTCCCGACGTTCAGGTTGAAAGCGCCGGTCGCCGTCCGCGTGATCTTGTAGCTAAGGCCGGCCAGGGCGCCTGTCGTCGAGAGTACAACCGGCTTGTCCGCCGTCATCGTGCCTGTGTAGAGCGTATGATAGGGCGAAGAACCCGGCGTCAGCGTAAACGCCGTGCTGGCTCCAGCCGTAGCCGTCAGCGTCTGCTGCGAGCCTAAATCGCGCAGTGGCTGCCACGTCCCTGGCGTGCCGCCCAGAATACAGCGCCAGCCCCAGGGCTCGCCCATCAACGGGGCGCTATTGAAGTAGATCTCGCCCGCCGCATGCTCCTGCGACGGCGGGGCCGTCGTGCCCATATTCAGCCGCCGTGCAGCACTCGTCGCTGCATCACCGAGGAACAGGCCGCGGGAAAAGATGACGTGGCCACCGTCGAGGGGCGTAGTGTTGCCGCCCGTAATGGTATTGATATTATCGACCGTAAACCGCAGTGGCG